TATTAACAGGTTTTCTACGTAGCATAACTTCTCCTTGTGGTCTTTGGTGTCACCTAGCACAGTTACATCAAGTAAGTCACTGTGCTTCGGCGGGTTTCACCTCGCCGACCGGTGTTTCTGTAGGTACAGAAATGGGCTTATCGATCAAACCTAATTTGATCGCTTCATCACGATTTTCTTCATTTTCAAGAAAATCTATTAACTTAGCGGGATCGTTATCGAAACGAGCCCGCATCTGGGCTGGCAATTCCATAAACTCATCTTGCGCAGCCAAAACGGCGTTAACCGCCGAATGATAATCTAAAACCCCTGTAAAATCCCCATATTGGGGACTTATTGCTTGAGCTGGCAATTCGCCAGTCAAGCCAAACTGACGGACAATATAATTTATGTCCGACTCATCCTTAAAATTCTGCTGAGCCAAACTCGGGTCTGGACATGCCAGACCAGTCTCATCAGAAACTTTATCAACATCATAGTTATATGGTGTACGTAAAAAAGGAACTTTTTTATCTTTCATCTTCTTCCAAACCTACCACGTTTAGGGTTATAAGGCTTAGAAGGCTTAGAAGGTTGTTGAACAACTTCCTTAGGCCTAGCCCAATTAGCAGCATCACCAATTATTTCGGTAACTTTCTTACCGGCAGCTGCAGCACTTGCTGCATTCTGCGTTAACTCTTTCATTTCATGACCACGTGGAAAATCAGTAAAATACTTACCCTTAGACTTAGCTTCAGGCACACCGCCTAACCTAGCTATCATTTCATTAGTTCTAGTTAGGGTCTCCTGAGCATTAGTATAAGTCTGTTGCGCTGATAGTAGCGCAGTTGCTTCACGCAATCTAAACTCCTCTTGTATAAGATTCTTAGTTTCTTGACGAATCTTAGGATCTTGTAACAATTTAATTGCAGTATCAGCACTTAAATTTCTAACGTTCTCCTGATTAACTTCAACTTGCGAACGTTTTAACGCTACATCTTCTCCAATCAAAGCAGTACTTAACGTATTGCTTATATTACTTGTAGGACTTTTAAATGTAGCTTGTTGTCCAACCGCTGATGCTCCAGACGGCGTACCGGCACCACCTTGTTGATAGGCTAGCATGGGATTAAGACCAGCAGCCTGTAAGTCTTTAACCGCAGTTTGATACTGCGTAGCTCTCATACGTTCCTGAAAATCCATCTGTTTTTGTGCTTGTTCAGCACTAAAACCATGAGCTATTTGTGCCTGTTGGGCTTGCTGCCGGTTAGTTCTTTCTTGACTAAGAAAATCTATACCGGCTGACACTACACCAGCACTAATATCACCAAGAATTGGAATTCCACTAAATAGTCCCATATTAGAAATGGTCTATTAAACCAGGAACACTGTACATTGGCATTGGTCTAGCCATAGTAATATCGAAAAATGAATCAAATAGGAACTGCTGACCATTAGCAGCAGCACCCACAGCTACCACACGTGAAACTGGGGGTGTTTCTTGTATAAACGTATTGTTTAAAGTTGGCAAACTTGTAAACTTCTGAGCCAAATGCCAAGCATCTAAAGTACCTGTAGTGGTACTTCTAAACAAACCAGTAATCTGCGATGGCTTATAACGATATTCAGCCCAACGCTCTTGATAACCAAATACGTCGTTGTCTGTACTTGCGCCAGTCGCATAAATCTCTTTATTCAACACTGCTTGCTCACCTAATGTGGCAAAAGCAGGAAAATAAAAATCATAACGTGTCGAACGACTCCACATACGTGGTAAACCTTGCTGATATGTTAAATCAGCACGAACCGACACTAAACCAATAATCACACCATGTTCTACAAAGCTTTGCGTAAAGCCATGACCACTTGCGAGTGACGTGCCCATAGCCGCAAGATTACCCAAAACTGTAGAACCTCCAGAAAGATTGGTCGCACTTGTCTGGGCAATAGGATTGATATTAACAACAGTGGAACCGCCACCAAGATACTCAGGACGCTGCAAACGAGCGTCTGGACTAATAACTCCAAAATGAGAGCGAATAATTTCAGTATAACGTGTACCTCCACGAGCATCCCTTTCTAATAACTTCTGAATCTGAAATGATTGACGCAATTGATTAATTGTCGCTGAAGTTGCTTCAGACAAATCTGCATACAAATTATAAGTTGCAGGAAAATTAACAGCACCAGTATTTGTATTATTCGTATTTCCGTAACGACCATATAACGTATTATCAGACGCACCAGTTGATAAAACTGTGTACTTATTATCGGCAGTAGTACCACCAGTACCAAATTGATCATACTTAATTGGTGCAGACGTACCTAAAGGTAACGTAACACTTGCACCTTTTTGTGGCCATGGCAAAGCACTTGTAAAATAATCGTGTCGTTTACCACGACGTAGTAACGCATAATCAGTATATGTATCTGGACCGTCATTCTTATGAACAGTCACAGAATTTTGCATATTCTGATCTCTAAACCACTCGTTATAAATTAAATTATATGCACGTGGCCAAAAAGCACACACACTTACTGTATTACCAGTACCTACTTGTCCGACAGTAGGTAAACCCATATAGTCATACAAACCACCCGTTGGGAACCCATTGGCAGGACTTACTATTTGAGGAACAGTATAAGAAATGGAATCACCCGGATCATCTTGTTCTCCCATAAACTTCTGCCAATTATTCCAAATCAAACGATTTGGTACAAAAAAGAAAAAACTATCCAAATGCATGTTATCCATAATTGGATATAAAGGCGTAGCCAGACGGGCAAATGCCGTCATCTTCAAATTAAACGTATCGCCGGGTAGTACTTCATCAACATACACAGGAATTAAATATCCAGCATCAAAAGTGGTCTTATGGGTCTTTTGTGCCTTAAACCGACTGCGGGGTATATCCGCCTTCGGAATCATTGCAAATTGATGAACATCTACCGAGCGATTACGAAACATAAAATCTCCTTAAGAATTACTTAATTTTTACATCTTTACCGCGAACTATGACACTAGGGTTATCCCTAATCTCATACTTACCAGTTGAATCATCAAATACACCCAATTCATATAAATCAAAATCATCTGGGTGATTAAACAACTGATTATCCTTATCTTCACGATTTACTTCATCTGTAAAACTTCTAATTGCAACGCCAAGCGATTGCAAATACATTGGACGGCCAAACGCTTCCGCTGCCGTATCTCTAACACTAACTATGACTGAAATCATATTAACTCCTAAATTAACTCACGTTTTAACATATTTACACGGGCTTTAGTAATAGTTTCCTTAACTAACAACCTATCATCCGTGTTATCTTCAAAATTCGCTTTAGCTAACTTCTCTCGCTTAAACTGAATTTCTTCCCATTCAAATGGGGACTCTTTTGAATACTTCAAGTCATAATATTTAGGTGGCCGAACCTTTCGGCCGTTTATTACCACATAGTCATGTGGATAAACGTCCGATTTATATTTTTTAAACCATTCATACCCGATTCCGGGTTTCAATGACATCTTATTAAACTCGGACTTCTTCTCTAATACTTCTCCGGTCTCTAAATCAGTAAATTTATAATGTTGGTCATGCTTTCCTTGACCAGTTACCTTCTTCATAATATATCTGGCTACATATGCAGCAGACTCAAAATTTACATCTCCGATACTCGAAAAACCATACTCCCATAACTTTTCAAGTTCTTTGGATCTAAAAAGCTTACTTCCACTTCCTGTTTGTTTCCAGTACTGGCGATCTGGAAAATCAAATCCGAATATACAGGCATGGAAATGAGGTCTATCAAACTTTTCACCATATTCTCCGCACATGTAAAATCTAATCTTAGCGCCATACTTTTTGCGTAACCTTTTCATAAACAATTGAAAATCACGATAATGCAACGAACGATCTTTTGGTAAAGATTCGTCGTTATACGTTAACGTAATAAAACAATTCTTCTCATGAAGCTTTGCTTCATGTAAACATCGCATAGCCCATTGACGGCTACGCTCTAACCGACACCCAACACATTGACCGCAAGGCAATGATAACGATCGACTAATGTCGAAATATCGCCTTTCGCTAAAAACAA